CTGCCGGGTGTATATGCTGTTCCGAGTCTTGCCATGTTTCACGCTCCTATGAAAGAAAGGCCGCCCAAGCTATAAGCACGGGCGGCCAAAAGAAAAGCAGACGCCGCCGGGCGGGTACCAGGAGCAGCAGCAACCACACCCGGCAACGCCCGCAAGTCACGCAGACTAAGCGACCTCGGAAACGATCCGGCAGCCCGCAGCAGTCTGTCCAGCAGCAACACCAATCAGGCAGGAGTAGTAGATCTCCGTCATCGCCTTACCAGCATCTCGCGAGAACTCCACAAGCAGCTTGCCGCCGTCTGCGAGGATCTCTGCATCGCTGTCCATCGAGGGGACCATAGCGGCGGAGGCCCACACAAGCCCGCCGGGCGTGGTGAGGAAACCGTTGTAATCCTTGTCCGCGTTGGTCTTGGGGATCGCGGTGCTGGTGAAGATGTCACAGCCAAAGAAGCGGCCACGGTACCCGTCACCAGGCGCCTGTGCTTCAAGCGCAGCCTGTCCAGACTGCGAGAGGCCGAGGCCACCAGTGTTGGCCGCCATGTCCGTGAGCAGGTCGCCCCACTGCTGAGGATGCAACACAGCAACGGCGCCGCCGTCACCGTATGCGGCATTCTGACCAATCACGGTGTTCACAGCAGAGCGGAAGGTAGCCCAGGTGAGATCAGTCTCAGTCACGCCCACGTTCTGCGTGAACGAACCGGTAGCAGCGGTGATGAGGGCGTTAGCCAAGGTCAGGTCATAGCAGGACACGGCGT